AGAAGACACTTTCTTAGACTTGTATGCACGTAACTTAAATAAAGAAGCAACAGATGGTGCAATTGATCCGGTGATCGGACGTGAACGCGAAGTTGTCGATACTATCGAAATCTTAGCTCGTCGTAAAAAGAACAATGTTGTGTATGTCGGCGAGCCTGGTGTGGGTAAAACTGCATTAGCAGAAGGCTTGGCACTGAAGATTATAAATAAAGAAGTTCCAAAAGCATTGCAAGATAAGGTTGTATACAGTTTAGATATCAGTGCTTTGTTAGCTGGTACGAAATTCCGCGGTGACTTCGAAGAACGTTTGAAAGGTGTGTTAGACCAAGTTAAAAAACTCGGTAACTGCATTATGTTTATTGATGAAATACACATGATTTTAGGCGCAGGTTCTACGACTGGTAGCCAGATGGATGCAGGTAACATGTTAAAGCCTATGCTTGCTAAGGGCCAATTAATGTGTGTCGGCGCTACAACATACGATGAGTTCCACGAACACTTCGAAAAAGATAAAGCACTGTTGCGTCGTTTCCAGAAGTACGATATTAATCAACCGTCTGCAGAAGAAACAAAACTTATTCTTCGCGGTATTGCATATCAATACGAGAAGTTCCACGGTGTAACATTCGAAGAAGGCGCGACAGATATGTGCGTAGATTTGTCGGGACGTTATATGAAGTCTAAGTTCTTCCCGGACAAAGCAATCGACGTTATGGATTCGGCCGGTGCCATCGCTAAGTTACGTGAAGAAAAAATAGTGACGATAGATTCCGTTGTTCGCCAGGCTGCAAAAATTGCACATATTCCTGTTGAGATGATCGACATGAAGGAAAACAGTGCGTTGGAAAATCTTGCACCACGTATAAAGAACAAAGTGTATGGACAAGATGTTGCTATTGACAAACTTGTTGAAGCAATCTTTATGTCTAAGGCTGGATTGCGTAATCCAACTAAGCCTATCGGTAGCTTCTTATTTACTGGCCCAACCGGTACTGGTAAGACTTATACTGCTAAGAAACTTGCTGAATCACTCGGCGTTCACTTTGCACGTTTTGATATGTCTGAATACATGGAAAAGCATACAGTATCTAAATTTATTGGTGCCCCTCCAGGTTTTGTAGGACACGGCGAAGGTAAAATGGGTGAAGGACAATTGATTCAGGTAGTGGATACTAATCCGAACTGTGTATTATTGCTCGATGAAGTTGAAAAGGCCCATCCTGACGTATTAACTGTATTATTGCAAGTAATGGATGACGGTCGCTTAACATCGTCTAAAGGTAAGACAGTAGATTTCTCAAACGTAATCATTATTATGTCTGCTAACTTAGGTGCAGCAGATGCTGAGAAATTAAAGATTGGTTTTGGTAGCCAAGATAACGGCGCAGTTGTTGAAGCTGAAATCAAAAAATTCTTTAGCCCAGAATTTAGAAATCGTTTAGATGGTATTGTTAAATTTAACAAACTAACAATGAATGAAATGAATTTGATTGTTAATGCCGAAGTTGAGAAAACAGATGTAATGCTTGCTCCAAAGAACATTACACTTAATGTAACTCAGCAGGCACGTGACTGGCTTGCTACAAATGGTTATGACCCATTAATGGGTGCAAGACCGTTTGAACGCTTATTCGAAGAGAAGATTAAAAAGGTATTATCTAAAGAAATCTTATTCGGTAAGTTAAAAGATGGCGGCCGTGTTAATGTTGATTGTGTCGACGGCGAACTTGTTATTGATCCGCATCCACCCGTAACAGAAGCATTAATTGTAGTTTAAATACTATACTACAACATAGGCCCTTCGGGGCCTATGTTGCTTTCTGTTGTGTATCAGCTACGGGGTCAGTTAATACTACCTGTGGACCATTTTTTGTACCACGTAACATAATATTACCTGCATGTAAATCTAGATGAAAACTGTCAATACTTTCATCTATAATATCAGTAATTACTCTTAGTGCCTGTATTAATTTCTTGTCCTTAACGTCGGCATATGAATCATTCATTATCACGTATTTCATAGCATTCACAATCGCATGGTTAAGTTGAGATGAATTACTGTCTCTGCCATACGGCAACATATCATCAAACTTATTAAACATTTTTTTACCCATATTATATAGTGCTTCACTGTCAAACTCTGTAGCAGTCATAAGTGTCTCCATCTCGAAACTAGGCTTCTTTCGTCCTGCACTATCACGCTCGACTTCTACTTTATACACTCTTGGGAAGTATGGATTCGATTGTGCTAACCCACTATTTGTAACTGTCTTAATATACATATAATAAGCATCGCCCTCGACCCTTGCTGTTGGTTCGTGATACGTCTTTTTAGCATCCATAGGCGTATTTGCATCAACATCGACAGTTGCATAATATCCGTTACCACCTCTTTCCCCGTAAGGTGGAACTGTTTTCATAGCAGCTTTTTTATTAATAGACATTTGATCTAAATCAAATTCGCCATCTATATCTTTTGTCTTATATTCTGTATTAATAATTTCGTATAATTTCATTTCTATTATCCATCAAGTTTATATATTTATCGAACAGATAAATATATAATAAATATTCGACTTTGGAGATAAAGTAATGGCAATTAGAAAATCAGTTCTGATGATGACAAATACCGGTACACACTGGAATGTTATCGGAGAGCCAATAAGGGCTGATGCTTATTACGGCTATACAGACGGCATACATACTGTGCAAGTAATATATCAAAATCTAGTAGGCGGTTTTGGCTTACAAGGCACACTTGCGCTAGATCCAAAACCCGAAGATTGGTTCTGGATTAAATTAAATCCAAACGGCGATATAAATACTCCATTCATACCATTTCCGATTGACCCGTATGCACCAACAGGAAATAACGGTGGCGACACAGGGTCAATGGCAACGACATTTATAGGAAATTTTGTTTTCCTAAGAGCAGTATTAACTCGAGATTATCTTCAACCGTCACCAGTGAATGTGCAATGGAACACTTGGCAGTACGGACAGATTGATAAAGTCTTATTAAGTCTATAAGGAACAGAAAATGATAATAGGTCAAAATACCCTCTTAAATCAATATGTACCAACGTTCTATATTAAGAATATTATCGATGGTCAGACATTAAGATATGACTCGACAAGAAAAGCATTTGTTAATGCTACCCCAACGGGCGGTAGCGGTGGCGCATCCAAATTAGGTGAATTACTTAATGTATCGCCCACAGTAGATAGTCCGTCACTTTCCCTTCTTTCGGGTCAATCATTAACATATAACGCATTTACTAGTCTGTGGGAAAATTCATTCACAGATTATAATACTCTGCTAAACAAGCCGACAAGTAGCAGTTTTAGTTTCGCCGGATTAAGTGACACGACAAAACCCCCGCTTTCAAACGGTTATGTATTATGGAATGCAACTGGAACACAGTTGGTCTATTCTACCACTATACCAGTTACAAGCATTACAGGACTTGCGCCGGTCGCATCTTTAGGAACAGCCGGTTCATTATATAATATATCACCGTTAAGTGATACACTTAATAATACTACTGATGTCGGTAAAATTCTTGTTTGGAATGGTACAGTGTGGACACCGTCGTTGGGAACAGGTGTTAATGTTGTAGCAGACTTAACAACAAGAAATGCATTGCCTACGATGTTAGGAACCCAATCATATGTCATCAATTCTGATGACGGTGCAGGAAATTATGTAAACCAGTGGAGTTATTGGATTTATACAATTTCGGGACCATCAAATGGATGGACACTAATATCTAGACAAGAAACTTCGATATCAGATTCATCGACAATCGAATTTACATTAACTCCGTTTTCTCCAGGAACTACTATTATCGGTACTTTACCGACAGGTGGTAGAATTACACTTATTACTGTTGAAGTGCCTGTATCGTTTATTATTCCAGGTACAACATTAGAAATAGGATATAATATTCCAGCAGCATCCGTAGTAATGCCATCAGCACTAATGACAATTACAGAGATAGATTTAACAAGTATCGGTGTGTATTCGACAATGTCAGATATATTATTTGGAACAGACACTCCTGCAGGAGATGTCGAAATAACAGCAACATATGTGAACGGTGGAACGGTAGTTGGATCAGCGCAAATTATAGTCTCATATGTATAATAAATGATTTTTTTGGATAAATAACAAAGAGGGCCGTTAAGGCCTATAATAGGAGATTTAAATGGCAAATGTAAAAAACTTCGGGCTGATTGGTGTAGGTACTGACCTACAATTCGGTAAGGCCGGTACGCGTCTTATCAACAATGCAGGCACGTTCAATTTCAAGGCAGCAGACGGTTCGACTGATGCAGCAGTTACAGCTTCAAGCGTAACAACATCGGCAGGTAACGTAACTGCAACAACAGGTAATTTAGTATTAACTGCTACCTCAGGTACAATAAGTGTCGGTGGCGATACAACACTTAGCCGTCAAGGCGCAGGCGTATTCCAATTCGACGGTTCTAAAGCATTTGTTGCCCCTATCGGTAATACAGCAGGTCGTCCAACTGGTGCAACTGGTATGGTTCGCGTTAATAACGACGTACCAACAGCATCTACAGTTGAATTCTTCAACGGTACAACATGGACAACACTTGGGTCGACAGGTAGTGTAGCTACATTACAGATAGAAGTCGACAATATCGAAGCAACACTTGGTACAATGGTTAACTCCAATGGTACATCTAATGTTGCAGGAGCACTTACTGATATATTGTTTGGCGGTGCTACTGATTTGACAACAGCCCTTAATAACTTAGCAGCTGGTGTCGAAGGCAAAAATACATTGGAAGAAATTTTTCCAGTAGGCGCACCAGGTAACGTAATCTACGGTAACCCAGGTGGAACTGATTGGTCACAAGGTTTGCCAGGCGCAACTTCAGGTGTACAAGCATATGACGCAGGTCTTGCAGCTTTAGCAGCAAAAACTTCGACAGGACTTATGGTTCAGACTGGTGCTGATACATATTCATCAACATCATTAACTGCTCCTATACGTGGTTTTACAATCACTAACGCATCTGGTGTCGCTGGTTCCCCAACATTTGTTCTTGCTAATAACTTGTCAGCTTTAGAAGCTAATACAACACCCGGTTACTATGTAATTACAGCAGACGGTACTTCAACATCACGTACATTCTCTGGTGCAGCTGGTGAAATCGTTGTTACAAACGGTGACGGTGTTTCTTCTAACACAGATATCGGTTTAGCAACAGTCACTAATGCTGGAACAGGTACATTCTTAAAAATTACACGTGACGGTTTCGGTCGTGTATCAGGTACAACAGCAGTAGTTACAGGTGATATCACAACATTGGTTGACGGTACATATGTAAATATTACTGGTGACTCAATGTCAGGTAGTTTGTCATTCACTGGCGGTGCAACAGTTACAGGTCTTCCAGATCCAACTAATGCAACTGATGCAGCAACTAAGAACTATGTTGACAATGCAGTTACAGGTCTTTCGTGGAAACAAGCAGTTCACACAATGTCTTCAACAAATGTTACTATCTCTAATCCAGGTACAGCAACATTCGGTGGACACACAATTACAATCGGTCAACGCTTATTGTTAACTGGTCAAACAGCAGGTCAAGATAATGGTATCTATATTTTCGATACAACATCGACTCCGTTAGTTCGTTCTTCAGACGCAAATACGTTTGACGAATTGAATGGTGCATCGGTATTTGTTGAACAGGGTACATATGCTAACACAGGTTGGGTACAAACAGCAGTATTGACGTCGTTGTCAACTCCTGAAGTATGGACTCAATTCTCTGGTGCTGGTGCTTACACAGGCGGCATTGGTATTGATGTTACAGGTAATGTTATCAGTGCTATTCTTGGTGCTGGTGTTACTAACTTACCATCAGGCGAAATTGGTCTTGACATCGTTGCTGCTGAAGCTATTCAGTTGACAACATTGTTAACAGGCGGTCAGTTGACATTGGTGTTGGAAGGCGCTGGTGGATTACAACAGTCTGGTACTGGTTTGAAGATTTCTGCAGCTGGCGTTACAAATGCTATGCTTGCAAACTCATCAATCACATTAAATGCAGATAGTGGTTCAGGTTCTGTTTCATTAGGTGGAACACAACTTATCCAAGGTACAGCATTACAAGGTATTTCAACTTCAGTAACAGGTAGTACATATACTGTTACAGCAGCTGATGCAACAACACTTGCAAAAGGTGTTGCTAGTTTTAACTCTGCATCATTTAGCACATCGTCCGGTGCAGTTTCTCTTAATACAGTTGACGTAGCACACGGTGGTACTGGTGTAGTTACATTAGGTGCTAACCAGGTAATGATCGGTAACGGTACAAGCCCTGTTATAACAAGTGCTGGATTAACATTTGTTTCCGGTGCAGCTGATACATTGACAGTTGGTGGCGGCAACGGCGGTACAATTGTTGCAGACGGTGTTGACTTGAAGGTTACTGCTACTTCTACTAATGGTAACGTAGTTCTTATGCCTACTGGCACTGGTTCGGTTATTGTTGGTCCTGCAGGTTCTGGTAAAATTCAATCAGACGCTGGTACTGCATTGCTTGTTCAGGGTAACACAACATTAACATTGAAGGCAGTTACTGGAAATGTTATCGTTGATTTGTCTGGTACATCTAACTATGTTACTGTAACAGGTCCAACAGCGGCTCAATATGCAGCAGCTATTGCAGCAGTTCCTGCAGCATTAACTAACAAACAGTATGTTGATGATGCTATTGCTTCCGGTGCTTCTGCTGGTGCAATTAAGGCTTACCAAGTTACAGTTCCACTTGATGCAAATGGTACAGTAAACATCGGCACAGCAATGCCAGCAGGTTCAACAGTTCTTTCTGTTAAGGTTATTGTTAGTATTGCTGATTCTGCAGCTTTATTGTCTATCGGTAAATCCGGTAGCACATCGGCTTACATGTCATCAGGCGAAAATGATGCACAAGTTGCTGGTATGTATATGTCAGAATGTTTCGTTACAGAAGCTGGCTCAGCTCAGGTTATTGCAACAGTTGCAGCATCTGGAAATAGCGCAGGCGCGACAGCAAAAGTGATCTTCACTTACCAAGTAGCTCAATAATTAACATAGTTAATTAAATTAAAAGCCCCTTTAGTGGGGCTTTTTATTGGATCCATTTTCGTAATATTTTGATAAATATAGTATAATATAATTAGGAGGTATTATAATGATTTTAATTAAAAAAGTAATTAATGATTGGTTTACTGGTCCCGACGGAAAAACGTATGACCCAGCCAGAGCTTTATGGTTTGCGGGTATACTTACGTTCTTAGCATTTACAGGGCACGATTTGTATAAAAACGGCAAATTTGACATGGTAAATTTTGGTATTGCATACGGTAGCTTACTTGTTGCTGGTGGCGCTGGTGTTAAACTTAAAGAAACAACTGAACCTAAAGCAAAAGAGTAATATTTACCAATAAATGTGCGGTTGCAGCATTTTTTATATAAATAGTGTATAATAATAATTTGTTGCACTCACTGGGAGACAACAAATCACACTCACAAGGAAATATATTATGTTTAGCACAATGAAAACACCACAAGACTTTTTAAACTCAGTTACAGCATTCTATTCGAACGTCCCTAAGACGCCAGAAGATGTAAAAGTAGTAATGGAGAAAGTCCAAAAAGTATTCGAAACAGAATACGCAAATAGCCAAGAAGTAATGAAGGTTTACCAGAAAGCTGCAACTGGTACTGCAACAATTAACGAAATTACTAGTGCAAATAAAAAGGCTGTAGAATTAGCTAAAGCAACTACATTCGCCGGCATCGTTGCCATCCCTGGCGCATTGTTTGTATTGCCTGCTATTGTTAGCAAAGCACAAGAACTAAACATTAGTTTGGTTCCACGTTCTGTGGCAGCACAGTTTGATATCTAATTTAGATATACTTAAAAGGGACTTCGGTCCCTTTTATTTTGAGTTTATTTTCGTATCTAGATAAATACATAATATGAAAATACTAGAACTCCTGCTACCGAAGTCCATGATAGATAAAGGTCTATCAACAAAGTCTATGAAGCAAATCGACACTTTACAAGTCCGGATGGATCTGTATGTTGATAAACTTTGTGGCATGGCTGCAGGTACTGCTCGTGATTTCCTAAAGTCTAAATTAAAAGCTGACTATATCGCACTTAAGGATATTATTAAGAAAAATAATGTAGCTGAGAGTGCTGAAAATACGGAAGACAAGCAATATGAAGTATATGATCGTCAGACTGGTAAAGTTGTAGGCAAACCATACTCTAGTTTGTCAAGAGCGTCTAGAGCAGTCGACAGATTAGATAATAAGTATGGCGGATATAGATACGGAAAACGCCCTGTTACTCCTGTAACCGAGGCGCGACCTAATCGACAAACATCGACATATAATCCGGACAGCGATACATACAATGGTGAGAAAATGCCTACATTGCGCCCAGATCCTGCAGACAACGCAGAACAACTAAGATCTATAGCAAGTGATCCATTACATAGCTACGACCTTGATACCGATAGTATAGATGCTAAAAAGTTAATAGCGAAATACATGAAAGTATTATTACCGAGGCACCAGGATGTAATAAAAATGCGATTTATGGACGGCATGACACTCGAAGAAGTGGCAAAAGTGTTTGGAGTGCATCGTGAACGCATAAGACAGATAGAAGCATCGTCATTAAGAGCAATACGGAGAGAAATAGACAGGAGTGATATAGCAAGGGCATCTATATATAAACCTGTGGTAAGAACACCTTCCACAATAAATGCAGTCGAACTTAAACGTCTATCCGAGGTTGAAGAATTGGACGAATTATCAGTTAACACACTAAAGAGTTATTTTGGTAAATCGGGCAAAGATGCAGAGGGGCATATTGCTAAGGCAAAAGCAGGCGTGGACAAAGAAAGCTCGAGTGCCCATGCTAAAAAGCGTATGAGTGGAATGAAACAAGCAGTAGGTAAACTTTCTAAAGCCAGGCAGCGCGGTGAAAAATTATCCGAAGCAGTTCATAAACTTCCGCTCACGCCCGAAGATTTCGAAATGGTTAAGCGTTTAATGGAAAAACCGATTCCAGCTATCGTAGCACCTATTTACATATCGGAAATTATCAATGATGACGAATTAAACGATCAATTTACTTCGTTAGAAGAAACTGACCCGGGTCGTGATATTAGACCACTTATAGTAGAATGGCTTAACAGAGTAATGCCCGACCAAATGTATCGTTTCGGCCAAGCAGTTGCCGATGAGACACAAAGAAAAGGTTTGCTATCACCCATACACGGTTACGATGACCATCAATACAAAGGTACTAACAACGGTACCCCCGGAAATGCTACAGGCCGTTTCTAATCCCCGAAATTCTTGATTTTCGCAATAGCTGAAGTTATAATAACTTAAACGCTAAGTAAAACACAAAGCAACTACAAGGAGTTATATGGCGAAATTAAGCCCCGAAAACATCGCACGACTAAAACAATTAATTAAAGATGGCGTGAGTGTTCTACAAGAAGTGGAAGACTTAAAGGCAGGTCTAAGCGATACAGTTAAATCAATAGCAGAAGAATTAGAAGTAAAACCTGCACAGTTAAATAAACTTATCAAGATCTGTCAAAAAGGCAAGATGAATGACCAGCGCGAAGACTGGGAAGAACTGGAAGAATTATATAAATCCGGGGGATTGGGTTAATGTATGTCGACAGTTATTTTAACAGGAACGGCAAAGAAGAAGTAATTAAGGTAGTAGAACGTATAAACGGTAAAAGAGTTTATAAAGAATATCCGCCCGACTATCATTTCTATGTTAGTGATCCGCGTGGATCACATAAATCAATCTATGGAAATACACTCAAGAAGATTGTCCCACAGTCATTTACTGAAAAACAAAAATTAGTTAAGACAATGTCAGGTAATGTTAAGAAATGGGAATCCGATGTTAATCCCATAGGACGTTGCTTAGAACATAATTATCATTCGGGCGAAGCACCTGCGCTAAATGTAGCCTTTTTCGATATTGAGACTAGCTTTGATAAAGAAGAAGGTTGGTCCGAAGCTGCTGATGCAGACAATTATATAACTGCTATATCGGTTCATTTACAATGGCTTGACGAAATTATCTGTCTAGCATTTCCTCCCGAGACATTAACGTGGGAAGAAGCATCGGCAATTGCAGATGAAGTAGGTAATGTAGTTCTGTTTAAGACCGAAGTTGAAATGCTAAATGCGTTTATCGATGTAATATCTGATGCAGATGTATTATCGGGATGGAATTCAGAAGCGTATGATATTCCGTATGTAGTAAATCGTATAAAGAAAGTATTAGGTAAACACGAAGCTCGTAGACTCTGTCTATGGGATCAATCGCCGAAAGAACGTAAGTATGAACGTGGTGGTCGCGAAGCGTTGACATATGATTTAATTGGTCGAATTTCGATGGATTATATGCAGATTTACAAACAATACAACTATGAAGAACGACATAGCTATGCGTTAAATGCGATTGCAGAAATTGAACTTGACGAAACAAAAATTGCATACGAAGGAACACTCGACGAATTGTATAACGATGATTTTAGGAAATTCTTAGAATACAACCTTCAAGATACACGTTTGTTAGATAAACTTGATAAGAAATTACAGTTTATCGACTTAGCTAATTCGATTGCGCATTCTAGCTGTGTATTGATTCCTAAGGTTATGGGTGCGGTTGCAGTAACAGACCAAAACGTGTTAATGGAAGCACATAATCGTAATATGATTTGTCCTGACAAGAAACATACTAGCAGTGAAAAAGACGTAAGGGCAGCAGGTGGATGGGTAGCAACACCGAGGAAGGGATTCCACAGATGGATTGGTAGCACAGATATGAAATCCTTGTATCCGTCTGTTATTAGAACGTTGAACATGAGTCCAGAAATGATCGTTGGACAGATCAGACTAGATCGCACTAATACAGCAATTGCAGCATGGGAAGCGAAAGGCGCCAGATATACATTTGCATCGTGGTGGAATGATAGATTTCATGTATTAGAAATGGACGATTTCTATAATGAGGACATTGGTAACAAATTAATTCTCGATATGGAAGACGGGTCTGAGTATGAAGTAACAGGCAAAGAACTTCATGACTTAATCTTTGAGGGAGGTCAACCTTGGTGCATTAGTGCAAACGGGACAATCTTTAAGACTGACGCTGACGGTGTAATTCCTAGTCTATTAACACGATGGTACAGTGAACGTAAAGTGTTGCAAGGTATTATGACTAATTACGAGGATATATCGGATAATGCTAAAATGGCAGGTGTTAAAGTACCTAGCGACTTGTTTAGTATAGAAGATATTAGTGATACAGATATAAAGGCAAATCCTTATATAGATTCCGAATCATATAAGCCTAAAAAATTACGAGAACTTATTACTGAGGGTCATAAGAAGCGTGTCGTGCAATATATGAACCAACATAATTTAACAGTTAAGGATGGTAAAGCAATTTATAGAGATCAAGCAGTCTTAGCACGTATTATCAGTTTCTGGGACAAGCGTCAACTAGTTAAGAAAATTAACCTTAACTCTGCATATGGTGCGTTATTGAATGCAGGTAGCAGATTCTTCGATCAACGCTTAGGGCAATCAACTACTTTAACTGGTAGAACAATTACTAAACATATGGCTGCTAAAACAAATGAAATGATCACAGGCGAATATGATCATTACGGTAAGTCAATAGTATATGGCGATACTGACTCGTGTTATTTTTCGGCATACCCTAGTCTTAAAGAAGAAATCGAGAATGGCGATATCCTGTGGACAAAGGAAAGTGTTGTGGATTTATATAATGATTTAGCTAAAGCTGTATCAGCAACATTTCCCGAATTCTTATTATCTAGTTTGCATGTGCCAGTTAAGCGTTCGACCGGTGTAATTGCTAGTTCACGTGAAACAGTATCTGAGACAGGTATATGGATGGTTAAGAAGCGTTATGCTTGTTTGATGTATGACAAGGATGGTATTAGACTTGACGTTGCTGGCAAAGTAGGCAAAGTAAAGGCTATGGGTCTTGATTTAAAACGCGCAGATACACCGAAATTCGTGCAAAAATTCTTGTCAGACATACTGATGGATACTCTTACAGACAAGGGCGAGAACGCTGTGATAGAGAAGGTTCGTTTGTTCAAAGAAAAATTTGAAGATATGAAACCGTGGCAACAAGGTACACCTCGTTCAGTTAATAAGTTAACTCATTATAAAGACAAACTTGAAGATGCAGGGTTCAAAAAGATGAAAGGGATTCATGTAGGTAATTTACATGTACCTGGACACGTAACGGCCAGCCTTGCATGGAATAGGTTAAAAGAAGTTCATATGGATCAACATGCTATGCGTATCATCGATGGACAAAAGATTATTATTTGTAAATTAAAAGAAACAAGTGAAAATAGATTATCAAGTATTGCTTATCCCGTCGATGAAACACATTTGCCGGAATGGTTCTTGAGTCTCCCGTTCGATAGTGAAGATATGATGGCAGGTATCGTAGATAAGAAGGTAGAAAACTTGTTAGGTGTTCTTAAATGGGATCTTAGTAGAACAAATAAAGAACATGCACATTTAGAGACATTATTTGATTTCAGTAACATGTGAAATCCTTGACTTTCTTACTGAAATTCTATATACTACAGCATTAAAGGACACACAATGAACAATCAATTTTATGCTATTATACCCGGTCGAATGGATCCTAATATTGCTGAAATGATTTATGGATCAGTGCCAACTGAATTATTGACAGATTATTATATTTGTACTGATCCAAGAAATACATGCATTACATTACGACCAAAAACACAACTATTAAACAAGGAAACAACATGAACATATTAGACAGTTTGAAAGACATCATTAAGCATACGAATTCGTTAGGCTTTATTGATATGGTAAAAATTATCGGAACAACAACTGATGCAAAAATAGAAGCAATTGACGCAGATAAGACAGTTGTGATTTTCGGTAGCTTATACCAGCCAATCACAGGCATCGATACAACAGTAGGATTATCGCGTATTGCAGTATTGAAGGGCTTTATTGATTTTCCACCATATTCAGGCGAAAAGGCTGTAACAGAAATCGTATCCGAAATGCGTAACGGTGCAAATGCGCCAACAGAAATTAAATTTTCCAGTGGTGGTGGGCACCTATCTAACTATCGTTTCATGAGCGAGACAATGGTGAATGAACAGATTAAAGTACCTGCATTTAAAGGCGCACCATGGAATGTAACAATTACTCCGGAAAAGAAAAAGATTACAGAGTTGTCTTACATGTTAGGAACCTTAGGTGGCTTCGAAAAACGCTTCGTAGTAAGTGTTGATGCAACAGATACGTTAATCTTTAGTGTTGGTATTGGCCCAACAGACAGGACAATATTACCGTTTGCAGAAAAGGTATCAGGTACAATGAAGCATCAGTGGTCATGGCCTTTATCGCAGGTGTTAGGTATTTTGAAATTGACAGAGACGTCGTCTTCGTCGACAATGAGCTTCTCAGACTCCGGTGCAATGAAAATTGAGATCGACAGTGGCTTAGGAAAATATTCCTATATTTTACCTGCAGGCAAGGCTTAAAACCTAAATACACTAACAACTACAGAGGAAACTAATGGGAATTGATTTAGGGAAGATGCACGATGACGGCAAATGGGCAAAATATTTGCCAGCCATCAGTGGTTTTTATGTAACACAGCTAGGATACGACAAAAATATCGCAGATTATATTAAGCCAGAGCGAGTGCCAGAAAAATTCGAACACGGAATACAGGGAATCGACTTCTTAAAACCTGAAGATTCGTATTACCATTATCCATATGGACTATATTCTGCAGGTCACGCTAATAGAAATTTAGCAAAATGTGATCGTGCGGCGCCGATGATTCACGGACGAGATAGAGAGAAAACAATACTTATCGGTGATAGTGGCGGATTCCAAATTGCAACAGGTGTTATTAAACTTGACTGGACAACAGTAAAGACTCCGGCTGGTGATAAGTTACGCGAAGAGATTCTTAGATACTTAGAACATACAGCTGACTGGTCGATGACACTCGATGTTCCAGCGTTTGCGTGGACACCACCATTCGGTGCAAAGACTGGACTAACTTGTTTCGAAGATTGCTTGGATGTAACTGAGTATAATTTGCAATACTTTATGAGTAATAGGGTACCAGGCGCAACTAAGTTTTTAAATGTGTTGTCTGGCAGTGATGCAGACAACTCTAAAACCTGGTATGAACGAGTTATTCCGTATAGTATGCCGGACGCAGTCGAAGCAATGGGTTATACACGCGATCGCACACTAGAGGGATATGCGTTTGCTGGTTGTAATATGCGACAAATGAAAACTACATTAAGTCGTATTCTTGACTTACGTGACGATAATATGTTAGCAGGGAAGGATTGGATTCACTTCCTTGGTATCGGTAGGCTTGACTGGGCATGTTATTTAACATCGATTGAACGCCAACTTAAGAAACATGATAACCCAAATCTAAGTATTAGTTTTGATGCTGCTTCGCCATTCGTAGCAGCCGGTGGGTATGCATTATCTTATGATTATACTCACTTCAGCGCAGATAGACTTACTTATTCTATGGGTAAAGGTATAGACAATAAAGGATTTACTAAATCTAAAAATGCGATGCCATACGGTGGACCTATTAACAACAGATTAACAGTAGGTGACATCTGTGTTATGGGCCCGGGTGACGTAAACAAGCATGGTAAGGAAGGTAAGACAAGCTGGGACACAACTTCTTATGCACTTGTAATGGCGCACAACGTTTTTAACCATATCGATGCAGTTCAGGAAATCAATCGATTAGCTGACGTTGCATATGCAAAACTTGGTACAGTAGATCCTAGTGCTTGGTATCGCCAGGGAAAGAAGAAGCCTGTTAATAAAGATGAATTTGTTCCTAATAACATTTTGTATTTTAACTCCTTTGTTGAAAAATTACTCGATCCAGCAACACCTAATCCACGTGCTTTATTAGAAGAATATACTGCATTCCTAGAAAGTATTAGTTTCGGTAATAAGAAGCAAGTCACAACAATGGGACAAGAGGATATGTGGCATAAAATCGATGATGTCTCAGTCGAGGAAGCACCTGATGTCCAGGACATGGCTGATATGGATGACATGCACCTTGCAGAAGAAGATGAATGAGAAGTTACAAAAAGACCTTAGCACTTTAGAGAGACTTATCGGAATACAAACGGATTGTATACATGCACACGATCCGAGTGTACAATATATGCATGGTATGCTGAATGGGCTTATTTGTGCCCATTCAGTATTTGCAGACTGCGAACCAAAATATATGAGCAAGCCTCACAGAATACATGGACGCAATATACGCCATAAAAGTATGCAATCTAAAGGAAAATAAATGAGAAATTTACAAGAATACCCGATTACAAGCATAGATATATTCGATGCACTAAGATGTGCAGATTCACTAATGGATACTGAGAGTATAGGTGACACAAATCGACTCTCCCTAACACTCCTTAGATTATACTTAGAAGATAATAAAACAAGTTTAAATGAGTTTCTAAATAAACATAAAATAGTATAATATGCATGTATCACGAATCCTTTAGAAATAGAAGAAATATATGAAAAGTATAATAAGATAAGGAAATTTGATGAGTAAAATAATAGTGGTGTATCATGGAAACTGTGCAGACGGATTCACAGCAGCATGGATCGTAAGTAAGATACACCCGGATGCGGAATTTTACGCAGGTTTTTATCAAACAACACCGCCCGATGTTACGGGCAAGATTGTCTACATGGTAGACTTTAGCTATAAACTTCCTGTAATGGAAGAACTAACAAGTAAAGCATTAAAAGTAATTCACATCGACCACCACGATACTGCTATTCGAGATTTGGCAGATTTTAACCCATCCAATTTTGAAAAATTCTATAGCCCCGCTAATACTGAGAGCGGCGCAATGTTAACGTGGAAATATTTCTATCCTGCAATCGAAGTACCACAATTCATTAAACACATTGATGATCGGGATCGTTGGAAATTCTTATTGCCAGGAACACGCGAAATACAGGCAAACATATTCAGTTACGATTATACATTCGAAAATTGGGATATGTTATTTAATCAGAATTTGGATGAACAGGTTCTGCAAGGTACAGCTATTGAACGTGCCCAGGCTAAAAACATTAAGGAGCTAATGGGTGTTGTAGTTCGTAGAATGAATATTGCGGGATATAATGTGCCTGCTGCAAACGTTCCATATATGTATGGTTCCGATATGTGTCACGCTCTTGCAAAGAACGAACCATTTGCTGTATACTATTACGATAAGCCCGACGGTCGTGAATTTGGTCTACGATCAGAAGAAAACGGTGTGCATGTAGGTGACATTGCTGTGCAGTTCGATGGCGGCGGGCACGAACATGCATCCGGGTTTAGAATGAGTTATGACTTAGCGAGGAAATTTGAAATATGAAAATGTTAAAATGGCTGTTTGCAGATTTGTTTGAACGTGACACATCTAGCCAAGAACGAGTCGACGAACTATATTTAACGAATGACAGCAATAGAGAATTCGTTAAAAGTTTAGATCAAAGGCAACGTGATTATTATTTTAGTCTGCAAGACACTTGGCGGAAATCACTGACACGCCTAGAATCTCGTGTGTACGAACTCGAAGGGAAACTATGAAATGGAAATATAAACTACGTAAGGATTCTACGAACTGGCATGCATGGTTTGCATGGCATCCGGTAAAACTTACAAACGGTGATACAATATGGTTAGAGTCTATTTTACGTAAATCAACTTACAGACGATTTCCTAGTTTAGTGGATAGAATGTTTTTTGTTACAGACTATGAATATGAAGAATCTATATTAGATATTTTAAAGGACGTAAAATGAGTTTATATAATATGGTACACGGTGTCAATCCAAATACTGCACAATTAATGAATTTACTTCAGTTAACAACCGGCGACTTTGGACGATTTCGTGACG